CACTCGATAAACCAATTTTTAATTCTTTGGTTGCGCCTCTAACAATATCAAACATTGTAAACTTGCCAGAACCACCTCTATTTCGTGACCACACTATACCTGGAGTAAAGCCAACTCCAGTAACGCTTTGCGTTGCCTCTGTCCCAGTGTAATCGACAGAATTGTAATGTTTTTCAGGTTGGTTTGCTAAAGCGGGTGATATACTAGATTCTTTATAGTTAAACGCCGCTAAAGCTCTATAACCAGATGGAGGTGTGTAGTAAAAATCTTCTCCTATACCCCCGTTTCCTTGAGCAGTAACTGCACCAGCAAAAGAACTATCCTGTCCAAAATTCCAAACGGACGTAAAATCTAAGTCCCCGTTTTGAAAAAAGTGCCACATTGCATCTGTATCTAGGCCAGTTATTTGCGAACCTACAGCGGAGTTGTTTTTGTAAAACTGCAAAGTTCCGTTGTCAGCGTCAAATGCAATTCCAATAATGTCCCCTGAAGTAAAAGTAGCTAAACTAGACTGCAAGTTAGAGTTGTTATTTCTAATTGAACCACCATCGCTATAACCCCAGCCGTTTGTGGTAATTGATCCTTTTCCCAAAACCTCGGCATATTCTTTTATAACGCCTACTTCTGCAACTGATCCAATCGCTGCTGTGTGCCGAACTTCAGCATACCATTTTCCGTTTGTCATATGATGAGTGCTAGGCACAAACCTTGTTTCGTAATTAGATCCAGAAGATGGAGTTGATATTTTTAAATTACCCTCAGTAAAGGTTACATCACCACAGAAGTAACCTAACGGATTTAATGTTGAGTAGTTTCGGGTTGGAGAATCCAAAACTTGGTCTGTGGCAGCCAAAGCACTTGCAACTGTGAAGTTGTTGCCCTGCCCAGAGGTATCAGCACCAAGGCTGGAGCTATTAGAAAAATTTAACTTGAACCCATTAGTTCCATAAGCAGAGCCAGTGTACTCTTTAGGAACCCAAACACCGTTTTTAAACTCTCCTACATCCGTAGGATCAACCGCAGCACCATCAAAAAAATGAACTTCTGCCATATATCCATTAGTTGAATCAGTGCTGCCTTGAGGTGATCCGTAGCCAATAAAATGATAGTTACTACTGTTATTGATTGTTGATTGAGCATCTTGATCAGGATAAGTGGTGGTTCTGAAACTGGTTATTTTTGTTCCATCTTGATAGACTTTAATTCTATCTGAACTTGTTGCTTGAGTTGAATCTGCGATTACATGAATGTGCGTCCACGCCCCAGTATCTCTTAACGCTGTGCTTGTCCAAACTTGCTTTATACTAACGCTAGGCGAAAGCACGGTTTGAAAAACAAAGTTTATAGATCCATAAGCATTATTTGCATTTGTAGTTCCTGGTTCATGAGTATTGTCTTGTTGTATTGAAAGACCTGACTCTATGCTTTGTGGAAGGCCGCTTGAAACAGTATTAGCTGAACTAAACAAAGCCATGTCGTTCATTACGTTTGATCTTTTTATCCAGCCACACCATGTGAATGTTCTTCTGTTTCCTGCGGAAGAGTTTTGCAAGGAAAGATATTGCGCTCCATCAGCACTGTTGAAGCGTAAAGATTGCTCTAACTTGTAAGTATAAAGGTCAGCGGCGGAAAAAAACTGTAACCCACCTGCGCCAAACGGTCCTGACATACTTACCCCTTATGAAAAGTTTAGTTGTGGTGTGCCAAGAAGAATCTCACCTGCGGCTTTAACAATGTAAGGCACAACATCCACTGCATTAGCTGTAGTTGAAAGCGCAAGTGTGTTAAGACCGCCTGCTGTAAAGTATTGACTTTCTAAACTAAGCGTTCTGTTTCCCGTGCCATCTTGCACAAACACAATAAACCCTGACTGCCCCACCTGCTCAGTCGTTGGGTTTGCTAAAGTAACATTGCCTGTAAGTGTTAACACAAAGTTTTGATTTGCTTGAAAATCCAACGTCACACTGCCTGTATTTGTTGTGTCTGTGTCAGTGGTCGCTAATGCGGTTCCTGTTATAGTTACACCTGTTGACGTAGCTGATACTTTGTTTACACCGCTAACAGAAAGATTTTGAGGTGATAAGTCAGTGACTGCGGCTCCAGAGCCTGCGCCATCGCAAAAGATGGTAGCAGTGTTGCCGTTTGGAACAGTGACATTGGCTCCTGAACCTTGAGTAAATATAACGCTTTGACCTGAGTTGTTTACAACAAAATACAACTTATCAGCATCATTTGGTGAAACAGTAATAGTGTTTGTGCCACTTGGCGAACCAGCAAGAACTAAAACTTTGTTTAGCCCATCTGATGTTTTGTCACCATTTAAAGTGGAAAGCGTGGTTGTTGTGCCAGTTAGGCTTAAAGATAAAACGCCGTTGATTGCTTTATCAATAATCTCAAGATTTACATTTGTTGTAGCACCCCAAGCACCAGCTTGTTCACCACTGCCTATAAGTTCTATGCCATTATTGTTTGTATAGGTACTTGCCATTTATACCACCTTGTCTAGCCATGTTTCCACATTACCATTTCCTGAGATTTCTGTCCATGTATCGCCAGTATGAGTGATTGGAGTCCATGTATCACCGCTATGTGTTATCTGCACCCACGAATCTCCTGTGTGTGTAATTTGTGTCCAAGTCTCAACTGTTCCTGTATCAGGGTCAATCCGCACCCATAATATCTCACCAGGGGTGGTTTGTACAAATGAGAAAATAATTTCTGCTGTACCAAGAAGAGTTTTGTTCGCAGCAACGGTCTGAATGAACGAAAAGTCCATTGACGCACTGTCAAGCCTTACACGAGCAGGAACAGTGGTTTGAGTGAAGTTAAAGTTCAGCGTAGAGCTTGCAGGAGATATTCTTGAACCAGTGGTAGTCTGGGTAAAGTTAAAATCTTGTGTTGATACTCCAGATGCCACTTTTACAGGAACTGTGGTCTGGGTAAAATTAAAGTCTTGCGTTGATACCCCAGACGTCACTTTTATAGCGTCCGATGTTTGATCAAACTGTGATATGACCGTTCCGCTTGCGGTAAGAATAGCACCCTGAACTGTTGTTTGCGTGAAAGCAAACTCTATGTCTGCAACCCCCACCATAATTCCAGAAGCAATATTCGTCTTAGTTGCCGTGCCAATCATGTGGGACACTGCGGAGAATGTCCCGTTGGCTGCGCTGGTTTGCGTGAAGTTGAAATCTAATGTGGCAGATTCGGGGCGAATGCGAGTTTGGGTGGTGGTTTGCGTAAAGTTAAAGTCTAAGCTGGCTGAAGCCTCAACTATAGATTCTGTCTGACCAACCGAAATCGGTACTTCTGAAATGGAAAATGCGCCGATCATCCGTCTTTATCCTATTGGTCAGGTTGAACGGAAAGGTTATGATTTCCAGTAAGTACGCCCAGCAGCAGCTACAGAATTTACACGAGTTAAGTCCTTGCCTGCGGTTTCCCACTTGTCGTCAATGACTTCCAGTTCAAGCATCATAACAATATTTCCGACTAGTTGTTTTTTTTCATTTTCGTCTACCCCAGCCGATTTTTGACCAGCTATAATGCTTTCAATCATATCACATTGATGAAGCAGTCTAACGTAGTCTCTATCAATTTCTTTTACCGCCATAGTTTAATCTCCTTCTAATTCGGTAATCTTTGCCTGTAAACTTTCAACTTTTGCGCTTAATTCTTGAACAGCTTTAACCAAAATTGGGTAAGTATTCATAGGCGTAGCTTCTAATTTTTCAGGATTTGAATAATCAACTAATCTTGTTCTATTTGTAGAACCGAAAGTCATTTCAACTTCATGTAGCTCTTGAGCTATGAAGCCTACTTCTTTTCGTCCATGCCAAGTTCCATCGCGCTTATTCCAAGTGAAATTAACAGGTCTTAACGCTTTGATAAAGTCCAAACCTAAATCAGTGTCTTCTATAGCTGTTTTATCACGTTCATCGGACAAGGAAGTTATGGAGGTTTGCTGACACCGCAGTGTCGCCACACTAGAATTTCCTAACGTAATTTCATTTGAAACGCTTGTAGAAGAAGGAACTGCGCCTGCACCAATACAAGTAAGATTACTGCCACTATGCGCGGTTGTGTTGTCCTGATTTCCTACACAAGTAATATTATCTCCTGAATAGTTATAGGCCGAGCGATAACCAATAGCGACTTGATTGTCTCCGTTTTGATTATTGTACCCCGCAGTTTGCCCTAGATATACACAATAATTTGCACCTAAAAGATTATATCCTGCGGCAGTTCCAATGACTACGTTTCGTACACCTGTTGTGTACTGACCAGTCATACACTCAGTCCCAATGGTTACATTAAAATCCCCTGTTCCAGATTTGTAATAGGCTCTATACCCTATCCCAACATTATAATTTCCATTAGTTCCGCTATTAAGCTCTCCAGCCTGATAACCAATCATTACGCCGTAATCGCCATTGGACTCTGCCTGATATCCCACGCACACATTACCCGTAGCAGTTGTTAGCTGTAAATCTGCGCCACGCCCTACTAAAGTATTATTATCACCCGTTGTTACGACTTCACCGGCGGAATAACCAATTGCTACGTTGCCCTCCATGCCGTTATTAGCAGAGGCACTGTATAACGAATAACTACCTACGGCTGTGTTATAATTTCCTGCTTCTCTACCACTACGATATCCTAGTACAACATTATGAGAAGACGTCCCTACGTCACGAAGGGCTTCACCACCAATGCCTATGTTGCTGTCACCAGTTGTTGCGTTGTAAGCAGTTCTATACCCACCTAAATATACGTTTTGTGTGCCACCGCCGTTTGCGCTAGGACTTGAATCTGTTTGATACCCCACAGAAAAAGAATAGTCTCCTCCCTCGTATCCAGCTTGATATCCTATAGCTATGCGATGAAAGGCATTGTAGTTATAACCTGCCTGCCGTCCTATACCTATGCTGTAATCTTGTGATGTTATTCCTCTGTTAGCGTCGTATCCTACTGAAACATTGTAATCACCCTGTACTATGTTTCTTCCAGCATACGATCCCATACCAGCGTTGCCTGTGCCAGTTGTGTTTTCATAACCACTATCATATCCCATGTAGTTATTGTGCGCCCCACTGGTCGTATCTCTAAGTGAACCTTTTCCTATACCGTGATTGTATGACCCAGTGCCTCCAGTTGATGTAGAATATTGTGGCCCTGTTTCTGAGCCTATGTAAACATTGTAACCCCCTGAAGTTACGTTTTGACCCGCTTTGTGTCCTACAGCAACATTATCAACACTAGTTGTTTTCATCAAAGAGTAGTTACCTACCGCTACATTATGGTATCCAATAAGAGCCTCGGATAAACTAAAAGCACCTACTGCTACATTTCCTGTCGGAGTAACTTGTGTGGAAGCAAACTTATTTAAAGACATAGCACCAATTGCAATATTAGGTGTAGCGCCTTGATAGTCTGCGCGTTGATTTTTTAATGCACCTGGGCCAATTCTAATATTGGCAAATTGAGAATCATTTCCACTAATAGCGGAGGACATTAAATTCACAAGACCGCCAAAACTCTCTTCCGGCAGTGTGACAAAAATATCCTTGGAACCAGCACCCCAGTTTACAAATCCATCTGTAAAAGTAAGAGCATCGTTATCTGCAAAAGTTCCTGGCTCTCCAGTGGAGTTGTTTGCTTGACTATCTGAACTTACAACTAAATTGTTTTGATCGGTGACTGACGCAACAACCATAGGGTAATCATTTATACTACTACCTCTAATTCGCATTCCTGCAACTATTGTTCCGCTGTTGCCATCGACCACTAAATCGGTGCTATTTTGCACCGCTCCATTTGCATTAGCCGTTGCTGTCGTAGTGTTACTGCTTTTTAAAACTAATTCTCTAGATAAAGTTGTTCCAGAAGCGGTGTATTTACCAATCCCTATTTCAAAATCAGTGCCGTCAGTACAACAATAGTAACAATAATTACCATCACCAACTTCAGCAAAGCTATCAAAACCAGTAACCGCACCAGCCAAAGTATATGTGCCTGTGCCAGTTGTCGTGGTGGTTTCTTTTACCCTATCTGCAAGAACAAAATTTTGAGTCACGTTACTTCAATTCGATTGTTAAATTGTTTGCATTAACTCTGAAGATATCGCCACTTTCAATAGTCTTGTTTGCGTCTAGCGCACCTACAAACAAGATATTGCCTGAAGAAGCAGCATCAACGATAAACGCATGTGTAATTGTGTTATTCGTCCCACCAGATGCAGGGAAGGATACATCAGCAGCATTTTTAGCTGTCTGTGTATCTGCACTACTTGACGTAACAGTCCAACCAGACGCTGCAATCTGCTGTCTTGCATAGTTGGTAAAATTAGCTTCTGTTACACTTCCGGCCTCAGCGTCAGAAACTGCGGTAGCTAACCCTAGATAAATGCTGTCACCAGGGGTTGAAAAAGAACCAGCGTTATTTTTGAAAATAAAGTTTAGTAACTTATTCTCAAGATAAGTGGTTGCTGCATTACTTGTTGCCATTTTTTACTCCTAAGTCCTTGGCCTATCAGGTAAGCCTCTGCGATATGCGTCAGAGTTCTCTCTGGCTTCCGCCAAGTCTTTCAAACGCTGAATTTCCTGCATAAATCTTTGCCCATACAGTTGCATCATATCAGCTTCGCCTTTCATGTAAGTATACGCCTCTACTAAAGAACCGTAAAGAAGTGCGTTTGGAGCATCGGTGCTTAACCATGTTGTGCCACTGTCAGAACCGGCAGTTAAGCTAACAGGGCGATAATAGTAGTGAAGTTCAACTGTATAATTTTGGTCAGGAGTTGGACTAACAATATAGTTGTCAACATCAAAAACAGCATAATACTTTGGTCTACCTGTTGCTCCAGAATCTATTGTGTATTGCTGCACAAAGTTAACATCTTTTTGAAGCAAAAATTCTTTGTTTAAAGCTGTTGTGATTTGAAAAGAAAAAGACGCTAAGTAATCAGTCGGCAGTGTTAGATAAGGATCGTCTACAGTAAGAGCGGATGTTGCGTTTTTACGAAACAACTCCAAATCCACCATAGTGAAAATACGATCTTCTGCACCACGAATAAATACAGGCAAATTCGTTACAAAAGATGTCTCAGTGTTTTCACAAAAATCTTGTATAGCTTGTTTTAGTTCTGCGTATGTAAATGACATGTTACCTGCTAACTATACTATTGTAATGTTTCCAACCATGCTGCTATGAACAGTACACTGATACACTAGCGAAGTGTCACTAGGCTCGTGCGGCACAATAAATTGAGTCAGCCCAGTGGTACTATTGTAATTGTCTGTAACCCCTGTTGTAAAAGCAGAGCCACCATCAGATGTTCGTATCTGCAAAGGATGGCTACTAACATAGGAAGTGTTGTCGATTAAATATGTATGACCTTTGTAAAAAGTAAAGTTAGGGTTGTTACCAGCAGTAGCACCTGGACCAGAAAAGGTGTAAGCAGAACCTGTGGCTGCTGTCGTTGTGTATGTGGTTGTTGGACCGCTAACTTCATCATTAAGCCTTATCCAATTGCCACCGTGAGCAAAATACAAACCACCAGTTGCGTGAACATGAGCAACTGCGCCATGATAGGTTGATGCACTGGGTAGATCACTCAAAGCAGCATAATAAAAAACTATTTTGTTTGCTCCAGAACTAACATCTAAAAGACCGTTTGCATCTATAATGTCGGTCAACACATTAGAACTGTTTCCTAACGCGGCATAGATTTCATCAAAATTATCGTTAATTTTATCTGCACCTACACGCAGGCTATCACCTGTGCCATCATTAGCGGATGTTCCAATTCCTACGGTTTGCTTTGCCATTTAAGCCTCGTCATATGTACTGCTTGTGGAATCAAGTGTAACACTTGTTGCATCAAAGGTCGATGCTGTTGTCACTGTTGCCGTTCCCGCTCCAACGGTCGCATGGTCACCACCGCCTCGTGCACCACCGGCTGTCGCTCCACTGCCGGTAATCGCAACAGTATACGAATTATCATCGACAACCGTGATTGTGTAGCCTGTAGCTTTTTCAAGATTAGTTTTTGTAAAACCATCAAATCCCTCCACTTTACGAAAAACAACAGCATCAGATGTACTGCGACCATGAGAAGGCTCAAATACTGTAACTACACTAGAGCCTGAAGTTCCAGATTGAAACGGATTCCTGATCAAAAGTCTTTGAACAGGATCCTCAGTCGTAGTGTCTGGCCTAGGATCGCGTAACGCTTGTGGATCAACAACCTTTCTTCTAGGCTCTAATTGTGGGTGTTTTTCTTCATATTCATCTGAACCAACTTTAAAGCCGTTCCATTCGGTTTTCATGTCTCGTAAACGATAACGAAAACCAGAACGATCTGATATGCCATATGCATTTTTACCAGAGGCAAAAGCCATTACACCCTCAAATATTGAATATCAGGCTGTAGTTTAAGAGACACCCTATCTTCATCCTCATCAGCGGCTCGTTGAAACTCTTCTTCATAAACAGTTTTTAACAACTGAACCAGTTGAGGATTCTTTTTCAATGCAATGTAGTATGATAATCCAGCAACCGCGCAAGGCAGAAAACGAAAAGGAAGATCTACATCGTTAGTAAGCGTATCGGCATCCTGTATTCTTTGAACATAGTAATACACTAACTGATCAGTGCTGTTTTCTGGTGTAGGCCACAAAGTTATTTGAGGGGTCGTTTGTCTGTTAAAATAATATTGACTAGGACGCGCTTGTGTTGCTTTGTCTGGAACAGACAGATAATCTCCTCGACTAATTTTCATAATATTAAAATCAGTGCTACTTCTTCTAACGACCACCTCAAGTAAATCAACAACATCCGTTGTTAATGTCTCTGTAGCTTGGCCTTTTGTTAAGGTTATTGTGTTCTGTTGAACAGTCCAAAGATTAACGCCTCTGTTTGCCCAGTCAGCAAACATGAGATTCATAGAACGGCGTGCAGTACGCGCATCGTAACCAGTGCGAAGTTCTAACCCACACCTTTCATATGCCTCTTCTATAATGTCTGAAACATCGAGAGCGAAGTCTCTTGAGTTTGAAGTAGCCATCACTCTTCCTCATTGTAAAGGTTATCAAATATCCTATTCACATCTAGTGTATAGTCTAAATCACTTTTTGAATAGTGTACATGTTGAGAAGGCTTAAAGTGTGGCGCACCTTCGCCTGTCTCAAACCAAGCAGGGTGTGTAACCCTTACACGATTATTGGGCAAGGCAACAATGTTTCCTGTCCATTCACCAGCATCAAGAAGTTGCAAAACATGACTTTGCTTATGTTGCGCTGGGTCATCTGCTATTTCGGACTCGGAGTAATCTACTGTAAACAGGTACTTTGCAGGAAAGAACTCACTGTCTATTTTAGCCAACCAAGGGCAGGGCGTAGCTCGGTCTATCACATAAACAGCGTGATTATGCGATGAACAATCCCAAGGTTGAGCATCATATGTGTTCATAGGTTCAGGCCATTCCTCTAAAGGTATATCAGCAACTAGAGCGGTTATGGGCATCCTAGCCCACATTGCACCTCCATGTACCGTATCTTCCTCTTCACCTTCTGCTTCACTTCCAGTAAATATAACTTGGAAACTCAGACATCTGTTAGGCATGGACGTTACGCCAACGACCATCGCGTGCAAAAACTCACCATGATAGTCCTCATGGTTATGAGTATACTCGCGCCGCACCCATGCCTTAAAGTAGGGAACGTTGCTATATAAATATGGCATTAGGCTTTAGATACTTTGTATCCTAGCTTTTTAGCAGCGGCACGAAGTTGTGCAACAGTCATCTTTTTGCCACCAGTAGAACCGCCTTTTTTCATCATCCGCATCTTTTTGCCGCCCGTTGCGCCGCCTTTAGCCATTCTTCTGACTTTACCACCAGCACGGTAGCCTTTTTTCTTCATTACTTTACCACCAGCACGGTAGCCTTTTTTCTTCATTGCCATAATTACCTCCTTATGACTGTGTTACTGCGCCCTTTGTGCGCTTTCTACGGTTAGACATTATCACACCGCAACCTCTTGCAACAGCGGTTCCTGGAATCTTTTTACCTCTAAATTTACGTTTAGAAGTTGTTTCAACTACACCGCCTGAATTAAGGTTACGAACCTTTGCTCTTTTAGTGTTAGCAACTACTGTTTGACCTTTACTACCTGCTTTTTTCTTTTTACGAGCAGTTTTTGCACGTTCTTGTTTTGAAAGACTTTGAGCTTTTTTGCGCGGCAAACACCTGTCAGGGTTCTTCTTATCTTTAGACGTACCACATTTACCCTTAATGCTTCCATCAGAGCCAATGCGAACCCAGTCCTGTTTTAGCCATTCTTTAAGCTCACCCATTACTTGCCCTTTCTTTTACCGCCCTTAGACTTCTTGGCATAGTTTGGGTCTTTACAATACTTTGATGCAGCAAGATTTGCGTATGCGCTTGGGTATGTATCAAATGTGCGCTTTGCCCAAGCCTTACCCTCTGGACATATTTTGCTGCCCTTAGACTTTTTAGAAACCTTACCACCTTTTTTATAATAGGTGAGTCCTTTTGGTGTACCGCTACGCTTTTGCATTTTTTCTAGACTTTCTCAAAACATTAGTGAGAGTTTTGGCTTGTTTAGCATGTAATTTAGATGCTTTTTTCAAGCCTTTTACAACTTTTCTGACTTTATTTCGGCTTGTTTTTCTCATTTCTTTCTCTTTCTTTTAGAGGCACAATGTGCTCTTTCGCTAAAACCACGGGGGCGTTTACAGTTTATCTTGGCTTTTCGCTTCTTGCTCCACTTTTTCTTCTGTGGGGGCTTGGAGATTTGGCTTGCGAGTTGTCCACGCGATATTGTCATTAACCCTCTCCTGTAGGTAATAGTCCCAAAGTTCTGCTAATAATTTATGGTTTTGGTCTACCTTAACGGAAATAACAGCAGTTTCTGTTTTTAACTCAACAACAGAAAAAGCTATCCAACTAATAAACGCAAGGCTTGCGCCACTAATTAAGGTGCTTATGTTTAACATTTCCACCTCCGCCTTGCCTGACGTAAACGGCTGTTGGGATTCTTAGCCGCTTTAGGAAACTTCTTCATTTGACCTGCGCTACGCGCACAAAACGATTTGCGCCTTTTAGCGGCGGCAGAACCTTTTTTAACTTTGCCAGTCACTGCGGTTTTAAGTTTAGAACCAGGGTTTTCTCGCCTATAACGAGCAACACCAGCCTTAGTCATTCCCGCTCCACTTTTAGTAGAGCGGAAATACTTTTTGGTTTTGGGTGGTTGCTTGTCTCTTTTACGAGCCATATTACTACCCAAAGAAAGCGGTTATTGAGTCCACGTTTGTCAATGTAACATGACAACCGTCTTCAAATATAATTCCGTGATCAGGAATAGTGATTTGAGTGTCATCACCAGCTACAAACGTCATAGTCAAAAGTGTTGTGCCAGAGCCACCACCGCTTCTAAAAACAGCCGCTGGAGAACCACTACCTGCTGAACGCACAACAAACGATTTTAATCGGGTTCTACCACCAATTAGAGTTCCTGTTGACGTAGCGGTTTTTGCAAAAATAGAAGCAGCCATATCAGCCTCCTATTAAGCAGTTGGTGAATCAGAAGCAATACCAAAGAACTTTAGAGCAATGACCGCGCCACCTGTGCCTGCTGCACCAGAAATTACAAGTTCAACTTCGTCAGCTGTTTCCGTAGCCTTAGTAGTAGCACCACCAGACATACCAAGAACACCGTTACAAGGGAAGAAACCTTTAAATCCTGTTGAGTCAATAGCAACAGTAATATTGTCTACAAACCCATCTGTGTCTGCATCTGTACCGATATCAACAAGATTAACTGAATTTGCTGCGGCACTTGTTACTGTGATGGCAACACCCATAGGAATAAAGTTAGACGGGATTCCGATTGATGATTCTTTATGATCTGTGCCACTCGCAGCGACTGTAATTGAAGTGCTGTAGGTAGACAAAGTCATTTCATTGGTAAGAGCACCTGTGGTGGTGTTCTTAATAATAGTTTTAAACCCGTTCTCTGAACGAACAGGACCGTTAAAAGTAGTATTAGCCATGTGCATCTCCTGTCGTGGCTAGTGTCAACCCCCCAATGGAGTTGTCAGGATAATTAACTATACACAAAAAAAGGGCGACTGCAAAGCCGCCCTTTAGTCCCTTGGGAGGAAAATATCTTATGCGCCTGGTGAACCAAACACACAACGAGGGTCTGAGAACCCGAAGCTATAACGCTCACGAGCCTTAAACCGCATGTTTCCAGTATCAAAGTCTGCTTCCATCTGTGTTGATAAAGGCACACGTTCAAAATGAAGGAAACCACGCGGAGCATCTGTCAACAAGAAGAAAGCATCCGTGTCTGTAAGGAAGTCGTTGATGGCATAACCATCAGGCAACATTCCCATAGAACGAAGTGCATTTATGTCGTTGTCAGCAGTCCCCACACGAAGATTTGAAACCAACAGACGCTCGGCTACAAACTGTAGCTGACGAGGTACAATAAGTTTCAATCCGCGTAAAGCAACCCTCATGCCACGCTCGTCAACAAAACCAGCGATGTTGATAAGAGCGTCTTCCAAAGAAGTTTCGTTCAAATCAGCAGCAGTTGATGGTTCGTTGGCAAATGTGCCACCGTTTGTCAGGGGATGAGAAGCATCACACAAGGCAACACCGTCACCGCCAGCATTTGCGCCAGCACTAAAAGCATTGTTTAAGATAGATGCAGCTTTAACCTGCTTTGTGTGCGCCATTGAACGAGCAAGAGCACGCGTGTAGCGACTTGACAGACGATCATAAAGATTGTCCTCAACAGCCTCTTCAGTAATGCTGAAAGCCAGTGCAATGGTTTCGTGGTTGTACCGAGCAGTAAATGCTTCATTGGCATCGTCAAAACTAACCGCAGAACCCTCTGCTTTAGTTGGTGCTGAACCAAACCCTGATAGCATTACCTCCTCTTCAAATGCACGATCTGAAGACTCGGTGGTGAAAATTTCGGCGTGCTGGTTTTCATACCTGTCATACTCCATTCCAAACAGAGCATTTAGGCCAGGCTCCAGCTCTTTCGCCAGTTGTGCGCGAGAAATAGCCATAACTGAGCCTCCTTATACGCCAGTCGTAGAAACAGTGCCCTGTGCAATGCTACCGTTAGGAGCATTGAAGTGGTTGTTTATACGAACGATTAATGGGATGCCAGCAGCACTAAAATCTGAGTTTTCTGGGTCATCGAGAATACCCATAATACGCAGAGCATGTGTGTTGGTGGCAGCGACGGTGTTCAGATCCGCAGTCGCAGAAGAAATACCTGTTGTGGTAGAACCGCTGTTACCTGTTGCAAGCTGAATGTTTGCAAACACCGCTGTACGAAGTTCTGCTTCAGTATCGTTAGAAGCCTGTACATTGGATGTCGCAATGGTAAACAACATTGCAGGATCATCATACAGAAAAGCCCTGACGGGGAAATTAGAATCCGCACCAGAACCAGGCCAGAAATTAGAGAAAACCGTTTCTCCAGTGGTAGAACTGACATATTCGCATCCGTTGAACACACCCACGATTGAAACCGTGCCACCAGCGGCAGCTTGTAGGTCATCAATCACTCCAGCGGCAAGCGGTATTACAGGCATGCCTTGGAAGATTGGGTTGGAGTTGTCAGATGCAATGCGATACTCAGTTGTACCAATGGAGGCTGGGGCTGACCCTAGCATGCCATATGGTCTTAGACCAAAGGCTCCATTTGCATTTGCCATGAGAATAACTCCTTCTCACTATGAATCAGAGTCGTTTTTACGACCTCCGAAAGTTACACGACTTTGCCTATCGTTAGTAATAGGCATCGAAGGATGTTGCTCCTTCATTAAGTCCTGATCCACAGCAGACATTTGTTCACGAGTCCGTCCTCGGTAGTATTCGGTTCTTTCCTGCGCTGTCTCTTCAGGGATTCTTGCCAGCATTAATCCACCGTGTCCAATAACACCAGTATGTGATCCTTCGTCAATTACAGCATAATCAGTTTCAGAATACTCATCGGCTCTGACAGGTTCCCATCCTTCACGCATTTTCGCATGGACGTTAATCTTATCGTCATCACCTCTAAGTGCTGTCCGAATCCAACGATGCCTATATCCGTCTGGAGCATCTGGTGCCTCTAACCGACTTGGCGGTGCCCAAGGCTTTCTGCGCGATGTTTTTTCGCGGGTTTCATTAGACCGTGGTTTTCTTGTCTCACTCATAGCTTAGTCCTTTACATACTTAGCGTATTCTTCAAGTGGAACACCAAGTTTTTTAGCTATAGCTACCTGTGAAGGTGACAACTTGACGGTCCTGCGCCCCTGTTTTGTACTGCGAGATGCGGAGGTAGAAGCAGCGGCGACCTTTTGACCTCCCTCGTTTTCTTTCGATCCCAACTCTTTCGGGAACCGTTCCCTAAGACGAGAGTCTAATTGAGTATAGTACTCATCTTCTGTCCCGTCAAACCCTTCAGTTATTAATTGCCTATCTATGACATATGCGGCTTGGGTCATAATCTCGTCATCACCAAACCATTCATTCTTTTCTGCCCACTTTTGCGCCTTCGGGTCTGGAGCTGCCGTCTGCGGTGCAGCACTGGGTTGAACCTGATTATCAGGGGCGGGGGCTGTGACTGTTGCGTCTTCTTCTTGTCGTTGTTTTGCAAGTCTGTGCCTCTCTTGTTCTATGGCAATCTTTGATAACGCCTGTTGCGCATCAAACATTTTTTCAACATCGCCACGGTCATGAGCGTCTTTATAAGCCGCTTTAGCCTGTGACAGTTGACTTTCAATTCGTGTGCCATACTCAGTAATAAACCCACTATCAAGATTTTTAAGACGAGACTGTAGTTGTTCGTTCTCTTCTTTGAGCTTTTCAGCAAGACGAGTTGCCTCGTCTTTGTCTCGCTCTGCAAACCTGTACTTTTCAGTTAGCTTTTTAATACGTTTTTGAACACCCTTACTATAGTTATCCAGTTCACCATCAGATGAAGTTGTAGTATCGCTAACTTCAACATCATCCGAAACATCAGTTTCCGAAACAACTTTTTTAGGCTCGTCATCAAGAGTAACTTCGACATTCTCTTCTTCCACGACCTGTGCTTCAGCTTCAGCTTCTGCCATCTCATTCTCCTTAGACATGCTTTACATCATCTGGTTCAAGTATTGTCGCGATAACCTCATCATCATTGATTATACGCACTTCACCACCATCAATCTTAAATCTAGAACCAGCGTATCTGCCAATGCATACCCACTGACCCTCCTCACACCAAGGCTTTGGTTTCTCACCAAACTTGCCAGGGTCTTGATAGGCCAAAGGCCCTAGTTTTAAGACATACGCAACAACGGTGGCTAATGCCTCGCGTTCACGCGCTTGATCTGGAAGGTAAATACCACCGTCTGTTTTAGCCTTGCCAGCGTAAGGCATAACAAGGATTCGCCAACCTGTTGGCTGCGGTAGTCGCTCTGTTAAGGATTTATCTATTAAACTGGGGTCAAGAACCCTATCTGTTTGTTCAACATAAGCCTCTTTGGCAGAGGGTTTGTCTTTTGCCTGCGCGATGTGATCAGGAACGTATAAAGTCTTCGGCATCGTCTATATGTTTCTCCAGCAGGGATTTAATCTCTTCTTTAGCGTAGACAAGGCCCTGTACCTCACCTACTAGCCGCTGGTATTGCTCAAAGTTTTGAACACCACCAGATGTAAGCATATCTGCAATTTGCTCTTCGCGTTTTGCAAGTAAGTTATAAACATGTTTTGAAAAGTCTGCAACATCCATTGTACAATTAAAATGTTCCTGCAAACTTTTTGCCACGAACTACGGCACCACAACCTCGGCTCATGCCAGAGGCTTCTACACCGCCGCCAGCACGAAAAGTCTTTACTTTTTCTGGCCTTTCTTTGAAAAGATCCGATTCTGCAATCTCTCTTACATCATCATCATCTGAACCGGCAAGTTCTTCCAACTCTATAATTCTTGGCTCTTTGCTTTCAACTTCTCCACCTGCATCAAACTTAACGATGCCGCCAGATGCCTTGCGCAATGCCTTGAAATCTTCCCCAGTAATCTTGTCTCTGGGTTCAGCCGCACGAGCAATCTTCATTTGTTTTTCTGTTAACGCCATAACGCACTCCTATTTTTTAAAGAACTTGGTTGCTGCACGGGTTCCAAACGAAGCCGATACAATAATTCCTAATGTATACCTATAGTATTCTGGCATAGTATCCAACGCTGTGAAACCAGCAGAAACGATTTCTCTACCCCACTCACCACAGAAGGCTAACACAAGTGGCACCGAAAACAAAATTGTAAGCCACTCGTCTTTCCAAGATGAGGCTGAAGCGTCAGCCATTTTAAGATCCCAGTCGATCTCTCCTGTGGCCTTTTTTTCCATTATCGTAGCTTCAGCCTTGGCTTTAGCTACCTTTGCGCCTGTTATGGCTTTCTTTTCTTCCGCTTTGCCTTGTAGCCATGTTCCAGCTAGATTAGCTACAGGTCCTATAAGAGCTTGTATCATTCAATGAACTCCAAGATTTCACCGTTTAACATCATTACTTTAAACTGTTTACAAGACCACTTCTGGTCAAAGTTATTGGAGTGGCCTACGTTGCGTTTTATTTTACGTCTTACAGCCAAGCACTCTGACAAAGACTTATATGGTGTGTATTCAGTTTTTTCGCCGCCCATCATTAACAGTAATACAAATGTAACCTCAACCATCGCTGTTGCGCAACTTCTCTATGTTTTCTTCTATAGTTGTAATACGTTTTTCATAAAACTCTAAGGTAAGTTTCTGTTGTTGATCATAAGGTGCTTTACCATCTTCGATTTGAGTCTGTAGTTTTTCAAACTCTAAGGCTAAATGTTCAATCAACATGAACTGTTCTGAGTCAGCTGGCAGGCTGCCCATTTCGCCACGAGGCCATTTTATACGAAACTCTGTGTTATGCTCAACATCAGATTCCATCATTGTGATATTGGTTTCAATTTGGTTTAAGCGTTCTATAATTCCAAAATACGCCCAAGTAGCTAATGATGCCGCTGCAACCATAGATATGATGTTGCGTAAGGGTAGTGCTACTTCTGTATTTTCATTCAACTTTGCTGGCATTAATCACACACTTCTTTCCCAGCACAATCTTTAGGAAAACATTGAATATTCATCTTAAAATACTCGTTGTTGTAGTTGGCCTTCCACATATCTTTTTGTAACAAATGGTAACATTGTTCTTGTGTGAAAGATTGTTGCAAAACTATTTGGTTTCCAACGTATACCCATTCGGCACCCGTATGACCCCACATAGAGATAACAAGAACAAACTCTTTCATTTTTCTGAGTTAAGCCATACCGCCAGACTGCCTGTCATGGCCCCCGTGACCACCGATATCAGCGAAGCCTGTTGAGTTGTTAAATCAGGCTGTGAAAGTGCCCATTCTATGCATCTAATGTACACACCTGTCATGCAGAGCATCATGAATCTTGGCAATATTTTAAGTTCTAACAGTTTTCTAGCAACGTCTTCTGCACTCATTAGTCAAACATCCCCTTTAACCAAGCCACCCAAGCAACCAAGCCTGCCACCATTGAAGCGACTAATAGACCCGCTACGCCTAATCCTATTGTTTCTGCAAGTTCTGCTCTTCTGCGTCTAGCCAGTTCTTCTCTTACCCTACGTTCTTTTCTAGCGTCTGCTTGAAACTTCTGCCAGTCGTGCCAAAGTCCAGGCCTGCCTGTATAGATCATAATCTGTTTTAACTGTTGCTCTTTTTGCCGAATGCTTTCCAGAGCCATAAACTCTTCTAAATCAGATGAACGAACTCCAGACTTCTTTTTCTTATTGCCTTTTCGTTGCAGTTCCTCCTTTGCTATAACAAAATCTGATATAGCTCTTCCTGCTTTGGCTATGTCCCCAGTATTCTGAACAGCCTTCTTAATAATTGTAAAAGCAGCATTTGCAGCCGCGAGTTCCGCCAGAATTTTAAAATCTCCCTAGCCACGCCTCATCGCCATTTCTCGCTGGGTTTGAATGCGCTCTCTGTTTACATCCGCCCTATCTTCTGCGATCTCCTCTTGGAGTTCGATACGCGCCGCGTCAGTCATGGCTCTTTGTTGGAGTTTCTGACGTTCTAAGTCCAACTCAGCAGCATCCTGTTGCGCTCTGCGCTGGGATTCTGCGGCCTTAATAGCAAGTTCTTGTTCTCTAATAGCCACAAGCGGGTCTTGCTGTCCTTGTGCAGGAGCAAGCAGTTGAATTATTTCCTGAGTAAACTGCGCTTCGTATTGCGCTACTCTGGACTCAATAGTTGCTTCATCCATCATCTGGGACTCTTGCATGGCTTGCTGTGCCACCATTGGGTCAACCGCTCCCATCTGTGCCGCCAACATGGCTTGCTGTGCTTGAGCCTGTTGTTGTTGTACTTCCTGCATCACAGTTAAACGTGCTTTCATAGACACATGATCTTGTAGATGAGCTATGAATATAGCATAAATATTCGGGCTTGCGGAGACAATCGGCAGTTTCATAAACAAGATATGCGCCTGAATATGAGCGTCATGGTCTTGCTCTTGGAAAGCATTCACAGTCTCGCCCTGCAAAGCCTTGGCGTTCTCTATGCTTGGGCTTGTTGGCTTTGGCTCTGGTTTTGGAGGCAGTATCTCATCAATGTTCTGCACTTCCAATGCCTGATACATTCTCTTGTACGCGGCATGCAGATTGTGAATCTGCGGATTAGACTGTGCCAACTGTAGTTGTGTCTGTGCTAGTGTAACACGCTGTGACATCGAGAAGATGTTCGGGTCAGAGACTGGCAGAACGTCTACACGCCCATCAAAGTCCTGCGCCTTTATCTCAGATGGTGCGCCAGCTACCTCATATGGGTACACAGGCGGCAGGTTTATAGACAATATTCTTGCAAGTAACCGAAACTCGTTTCTCTGTGCGTAGTGAAGACGCTTGTGTATAGCAGACATAACCTTCATGCCGCGCTCAAGCAGAGCAACAGTTGTGCCCACGGGCATGTCACCGCGTTGTCCACCTTCACCTAGTTGCTGGTCTGCAATAGAAACAAACCTGCGTCCGCCCTCAATCAAACTACCCAGCAAGGACGCTAGTGTGCCTGACGGCTCCTTGAACGGCAGAGGAATGATAGAGTTACGGATGTCACCACCTGGTGCGTCAATATCGCGAAACTCTCCAGGGGCTAACGGTTCGTCATCGTTACGAATCCTGATACCGCGTGCTTTGAAACCAGACGGTAGATTGGCAAGTGTGCCTGCATCTATCAACTGACGAAGAATGCTAGTCGCTGCGCGGCCTAATCCGCCAATCATGTGAATTAGGCCAAAGCCATAGAAACCTAGACCAGGTAGGAACTTGTAATGCACAAAATACTGACGCTTGATTTTGGCTGGGTCGCCTTGGTCGTAGTTCCTGATGATTGACAAAATCTCACCAGAACCGTGGTCTAGCGTTACAATGTAAGGCAGTTTGATACCTGTTGGCACGCCATCTGGACCTGCGTCCTCAAAACCCTCAAGGTCTAGGTCAACGTGAAACTCAAGAATGGTGTGCGTATCATCCTTATATCCACGGCTTACGCCCTCTATTTCGTCCACCTTATCCTTAACGATATCATCCATTTCATCGTCTGCGGATATCTCTACATCTCTATAAACACCTGCAACCTGTAGTTTGCGAACCTGATTGTCATCCATTCGCAGTACATGCGTAACACGGGGCGAAGTGGCTAAATCAGTAGCAGAGTATGGCACAACCAAGTCTTCGGCTGGTACAAAGGCAGATACAGCACGGTTTTTGGACTGGTCAAAGTATACTTTCTTGAATGTAGAACCAGACAAGGGCAGATAGAACAACATCTGGTCTGTGTCAGGGTCAAACTCCTCCATGACCTCAGTAATCTGATAGTTCATGAAGTTCTTAACACGGCTTGCCTGCGCTTCTTTTTCAGCCGTCTTTGAACCTATAACCTGTGTTTTTACAGGACCGCCAGCAGGCAGTAGTTCCTTGTAAGACTGCGCCTGAAACTGTGTGACAGATTCAGCAATAAGAGGATGAGTTACACCAGATGCACCCTCAAACGGCTGTGTGCGCTCCTGATACTTGATGCCAAGAAGGTCTAAACCTTTTGTGTATGCCTCTTTCCACTCTTCTCTTGATTCCTTGTCGTCTTCATAAGCGGCACGCAAATCGCTGGAAATCTCACCAAGAACACCGTCATCAATGACTTCTGCCAAGTTGGCATCATGGTTGTACGGTTCGGCCTCGACAGCCATACCATCGCCGTCTTCAAGTCCGCCCATAAGAGCCTGTATCATGGCACTGCCATCAGGCTGTTGCATGACCTCCGCGCCACCAGCAAAGTCCTGTGGTTGCGGAACTTCTACGCTCATTCCCTCTGGAGCTTCAATACCAGAGTCCGTCAAGCTGCCCATAGGCTGTGGAGGTATCGCCATTACTTAGTCTCCTTGCTACCTTTGCCTGTCTTTTTGGTAGGAGTTACTTTTTTAACCTTGATAGGCTTTTTCATGTAAATGCCTTTGGTGTACTCATTCAGGATGTGCGCACCAAGGTCATATTTGAAAGGATCGCTGGACATCAGAAAACTCCTTTAAAATTGTCTAAATTAACTACACCGCCGTTACGAAACTCATAAAACAAACCTGGACTATCTATGCCGATTGTAAAAACTTGGATATCCCCTGTTTTGCGCCCTTCTCTGAGGTCAGCTTTATATCCCGCACCTTTTAAAATTTTTTGTGTCTGTCGTGCAGTAATTTTACCTTGTGCATAGTCAGATAAAGCATCTTGAACTCGTTGACTGTATTTATCTTCAGCCATCAGAAAATTCCTTTAAAATTGTCTATGTTTACACTGCCGCCTTCAGCCAAGCCTTTAATGCCCTTTTTTTTCAATAACCTTCTAACTTTAGCTGGACTCATGTTTTCTGTGTCCATGCCTAAAATTTCATCTGCTCCTCGTTTTTCACCAGCCCTCAAAAGGTCATCTGCTAACTTGTTTGAAGCCTTTTCATCATCTACACTCATCAATAATACTCCTTCTTCCTAGGATACCAATCGGTGTTGTCGTTTTCGCCTTCTAGTTCAAGAAAGCCGCCCTGCCTAAACCGTATCAAAGCCATCGTCATGCTATCAACAAAATCGTCATGCTCTCCATGTGGAAATGCAAGACATTCTTCGATAACCTCCTCAGAAAACTTCTGTTCAGGTGCCCACACCATCCCTGCTTCAAACAAAGGAGCAACTGTGTGCATACGCGTTATCTTATCACGACCTTTGCTTGGTGTATAGTTCATCACAGGTATACCTGCTGCACGCAACTCATCAGTCAAAGGCTGACCCGTGGCCTTCGCCTCGATAATCACCATGTCTGGTTCCCAATATTCGTACTCTTCTGCCGCCACAACCTTGAGTTCTGGGAAGTTCCAGCGGCCTCTGTGAGCATCCATCAAGATGACGTTGTCGGCTCCTGTCTCTTCGTTTGTGAAAACGCCCCATGTCGTAATAGCAGAGTAGTCGGCAGTTTCTTTTTTGCTGAACGCCGTGTCATATGATTGAATGATGTACTTTACAGGCGGGATTTCTTCTTTCTCCCATATCATCCACCACTCTTTCTTGACGATTGCGCCCTCTGTAGCCGTAGGGTTTTGTTGCCACTGCGCATTCCATTTGGCTAAAGGCAAAGATGCCTTGACCTTCACCAGATCATCCTTGTTCCAGAACTCAGGCCATAGGGGCTTGTCAGAAGGTAGGATGGCAGGAAACTCTATGACCTCCCACTCGTCCGCCATTGTGTCTGTGCCTTGCATTTTTATGACCTGACCCGTCAAATCCTTCATGCCCCAGCGTGTCATAACGATAATTATCGCTCCACCAGGCTGTAAACGCTGTCGAGGACCTGATGTATACCACTCAAACGCGTTATCAAAGGCTGTAGACGACAAAGCGTCCTGTTCCGAGTGCGGATCGTCAATAATCAGCAAATCTGCACCGCGTCCAGTCATTGCAGCACCCACACCAGCGGCAAAATACTCTCCACCAACGGATGTCCCCCACCTTCCAGCGGCTTTATCGTCTGATTTTAGCTTTGTATCAGGAAAAACAGTGCAATAATCGGGCGTATCAATCAAATCTCGCACTTTTCTGCCAAATCTGACCGCTAATTCGGTGTTATGAGTGGCCTGAATGATTTTTAGCTTCGGATTTCGCCCCAAAAACCACGCTGGCATCAAATATGACGCAAATTCTGACTTAGAATGACGCGGTGGCATGTTCACAATCAGCCTTTTTAGCTTGCCTTGCGCCACTTCTTCTAGTTTTTCAGCGATTATGCGGTGGTGACGACCCTCAATGAAGCCATCATACACATGATGCACAAACGGCATGAACTCTTCACGAGCTTGTTCTCGTATGTGCAGCTTTACATTCTGTTGTTGCAGAGCAAGTATCTCACGAGCTACTTCCTCTGGTATTGTTTCAAGACTCATTTCTATATGGCTGAAGAACAAACGGACTTATATCGCCAACCTGTTGTGGTGTATAGAAGGGTGAGAAGCGGGTATCACCCACACCTGAACCCGTTTGAAAACCTCCCCCTTCTTCTTCACCCGTTGGCTGGCACACACCGTCAACCATCTTATAACCAGCAGGACATGGATCTGTCGGAGACTTCTGTGCAGTAGCAGAACCGCC